TTACCCCCCCCCCCCCCCCCCCAAAAAGGGGGGGGGGATGTTAATGGTTCGTTCGCCTTGCTGGGTGAGTTGGTATAGCAGTGCCTCGTAGAGTTGCCAAAAGGAAGCGAGGGGCTGACTGATATAGCAATGCAGGGTAAGGGTTCGCTCTTTGAAAACGTTGGCGTGCTGGGCGTATTGTACGCCTGACAAGGTATTGCTGGCTGTGGTGAGGTGCTCTTTTACCTCGTAGGTGGGCAGGAGGCTGTTTTGGGTTTCTTCGAGTATATAAATGCCATATTTGGACAGGTCTGTACCGTCTATGGTGAAGCCTGAAAGGGGTAGCGAGGCATTGGGGATGGTGTAGGTGTAGCCTTGTAGGGGGGTGTCGTTGGCAAGGGTAATATCGGTAGTGATGTAGACTTCTTCGGTTTTGGCTTTTTGAGCGGATACGAAGCGCAAGCGAAAGGTTTTGCCTAACTCTTCAAAATGAAAATCGTTGTAGGTTTGTGCTGTTAGGAAGGTGATGAAGGGGGCGTAATGGGTTGCCTTGCTGATGAAGGTGAGGGTGTACTGCTGGGTATCGAGTACGGGGGTGGTGGTGTCGTACTCTTTGCCATAATACTCTGCCCATTCGTTTGAGGGTAGTTTTTTAAGCGGGGGGTAGCAAAGAAGGTCTTTGTAGTTGGTGTCTAACAAGTGGGTTTGGTAGGTGGTTTGTATGTCGGTGTTATTTATTTTCATATTTTTGTTGTTATTTAGAAATATTGTTGTATCTTTGCATTGAAATAGAGAGTCAGAGGGTAGGGACAACCTTATTATAACCCGCCCACTGTGGAACTTTGAAATAGAAGGGCGTGCTCTAAATAAAAGGTTAGCTATGGTTGAGCTAACCTTTTACTTATATAAAATTACTTCATTATCGGCTATAATTACTATATTTTCAAAAATATGGTTACTATATGCTTTAAACATTTCCAATCCTTTGGACATTCTTTCTTTGCTATATGAGTTTTCGTTTGGAAAATATAATATAGCTGTTTTAGCTTCTTTAATTTCTGAATGTTGTAATGCTTTTTTTATAGTATTCTTTCCGTTTCCTAATATAGTACTTATATCGCAAGGAGAATTGTTAAGATAACCATCAATATGCTTCATTCCGTCAATAACTTTTTCTCCTTTATCAGGAAGTTCTTTTTCTAAAATAATCTTATGTCCGTTGTTAAATAAAATGTCTCTTGCTTCTTTTTCATAGTGTCCTTTGTTAGGGTCAAAACTATGTAATCGGTGTGAGGCTTTAAGACCTCCTGTTTCTTTATTAAATTTCACATCTGTATAGTTTGGATTTTTTGAAAGCTGCTGAAAGTCTTTTAGTCTTTCTTGTATCTTATTTGTATTATCTGCTGATGTTTTATTAGCCTCAATAAAATAGGGCTTTGTTTTCCAATTCTTGAAGCGGTCTTTGTTATCGGTTACCCATTGCTTGTAGTTGTTGGGTACTTCGGCTACGTAATTAGACGAACTTTCAGGGGGTAGGGTTTCATCGGCTTTGAGTTCCTTGATAAGCTCTTCATCGGTTTTTAGCAGGGTGATAATATGGCACTTGCAGCCTACGTGCCAGCCGTGAAAGTGAAAGGTTTTGGGGTATTTGCCTTTGAGCTCATCGCACATATCATAGACTTTGTGCTGTGGGGATAGGCGTACCTCAAAGCCTACAATATCGGGGTTTTGCTGTATGCGCAACCAATCGGCGGACTTATAGGCTACATTGATTTCGTTGCTGGTAAGGCGCAAGGCGTTTTTGTAGGCACTTCGGTACACTCCTTGCCCAGGGTGGTAGTTTTGAGCGTTCTTACTTAGTACAAGGTTGCCATATTGGTCTCTGACCCTTCGGAATAGGGCGGTGGGATTGTTCAATAGGTTTCGTATCTCACGGCTTAGCTGTACCGCGCTTTTGCCTTCTTCTAAGGACACGGATAGGGCGAGTTCTATTTCGGTTTGGGCTTTTTTGGCAATGTCCCATACACGGTCGGAAACGGTAAAATCTTTAATCTTTCGTACTTTGAAGGCTTCGAGTGCTTCAAGGTTTTTAGTGCGAGCCGCACGGGCAAGGCTGGGACGGGTGTGTGCAATGAGGGTATCGTGCTTGCTATTTGCAAAAGCCCATTCTTTGGTGATACCGTCTTTGATGATTTGGTCTAATTGGTTGCTGAAATTAGCTAATTCCTTTTCAAAGGATTTTCCCTTTTTGGTGGCTGCAAAGGCAAATAGAGTGCTTGCGATGAGTTCTTTATAATCGGTTTTGAGGGCTATAAAGACGGCTGTACCCACAAGCTGGTAAAACAATCGTTCTACTTGTTGTAGGTATGCCATTAGGTGCTTTCTATGTTCGTCATCGTAGTTCATTAGATAGCGGCTTCATTGAGGTTGCTGTTTTCCTCGTTTTTGATTTGCTGTAATTGAGCTTCGGGGTCGGTGATGCCGAAACGCTGCATTGCTTCACGCTGTGATATAAGAGGCTTGCCACCATTGGCTTCTGTAAGGGTACGTATCATTTCGGTATCATCATCAATATCGAAGGGGGTGATAATGGGGGTAATATCTATATCTTTTAGTTCTTTTTCAAAGGGCAGATACATCTTTGAAAGGAAAGCCAAAATGATATTGATACGCCTTTGCAGGGCGGGTATGAATATAGCTTCGTTGTCTTTTACTTTGAGGTGTGCAGGTAGCCAAGCGAGTTTGCGCCCTACGCCTGAGAGCATATTGCCTTTGCCGGCGTAGAACTCATCGGAAAGGTCGGGGGTGTGGGTAAACTCGTGAATATCACGGCGGTTCATTGTCATTTCGCGGTCGAAATTCTCATTGGCATTGGGTGGGACTACGAATTGTACATTACCTCCATCTGTTACCTCGAAGACTTTGCCGCCGGTGTTATTGGTAGCGGTTTTGCCCTCGACACGCCCTGCAATCATCAGGATAGGTTCGCCGAATTTTTTGTTGCTTTCGGAGAAATAAGTACGCTGTTCTTCTGCTATCTCAATAAGATGTTGTACACTATCCCATTCAGGTTTGTCTTGCTGGTATAGCACTACGGGTATTTTGCCGATGATATTTTCTTTCACTTCGGTAGTGGTAACCCCATTTTCGGTAATGAAGGTGTATATAAATTCAGCGGTGAAGGCTTGGAATACAGTTTTGCCTTCTTTGGTGGTACTTTCTACGGCAAAGGATATCAGGTTGTTATTATCGTCAAAGCGTGGGTATAGGGTGTATTTTTCGGGGGATAGGATTTTGTGTCGCAAAAGGAATTGAGAAGGCACGCCGTATTGTTCGTTTTGCTCTTCTTCGGTATACCACAACTCGGCTACTTGGGTGTAACGCTTCACCTCTGTACATATTTTGCTGTCTGAAAAGTTCATTTTATTTGCCTTGATAACTGACTGAAAGGCAGTAAATAGAGGGCTATCCTCAGCGGTGTACTTGTAGGGGATAGCGGTTTGGAACATCGTGGCAATTTCGACAATTCGCTTTTGATAGGGCAAGCCTATGCGATTGAGGGAACGAGTACGCTTTTCAAATCGTGGTTTGTTCTGACTATCTAAAAGAGGATTACCCACTTCGTCAGTAAGTGGTATCATTATTTCAGGGTCGGGGTAGCGGTGCTTATTGATGAGTATTTCGTGCTTTTTTACCTCATATTGCCGTTGGTAGAGGGCGATGTCTATGGTGGTAATGCCTTGTTTAAAATCTTCTTGTGTCATTGTATCTAAATTTTTAATTTTGAGTTGCCTGCGGAGGCTCTCCGCTAAATCATTGAGGCGAGTTGATATAAGTTGTTATTCGTACCGCTTAGCAACTTCATAGTGATATAGCGAATGGCATCTATGGCGTGGTTGTAGTTATCTATGGGTATACCTGCTTTTTTATCGTTCCAAGCGTAATTTTTCAGCTCTTTCTTCACATTGAAGCTGCGAGGCGTTACTACTAACTTATAATTGAGCATAGTAGTAATACCAGCCGATACGCTTCCTGCTCCTTTTTCGCAAGGTTCTATATTTAGCCCTTTATCTCTTAGGTCAGCAATCAGGCGAGGTTCGGCACTATCAGCAACGATAAGGTCATCGGGGTTGTCTATTAGGTTGCTGTTGAGTTGATATAGTCCGTCAGAGGATAACTGCTTGTTGTTATAGTATTTTTCGTCTATGTATATAATCTTTCTTCTTTTATCGACTGCTACCTTGATGAGGGTATCAGGGTCAATACTGAATCCGTAATCTTGTCCGTAACCATAAGGAAGTGAGGTATCAAACTCGCCCTCTTCCCAATCGGTGAATATCACGCCTTCGGATACATCAGCCCAACGACCTATGATTTTTTGTGCGTATTTGGTTTTGTTGAATAGTGATTGATTGAATTTACCTTGCTCATCGGTGGCTTGTGCGAGGCTTTGGTCTTTTATCTCCTCAATCTGCTTAAAAAACTGCTCGTTTAGGTTTTCTTTATTATCAAAGTAGGTAGTGTGGATATGCAATACATCGGGGTGGGTGGATATTTGCACCTCAACACCGTCAATCTTTACCACCTTGTGCGTTTTTTCAATGTACTTCTTATAAATGAAATGCTCGGCATTGGAGGGGTTCAGAATAAGGATAACCCGTAATTGTTTGCCTTTCTGACGGATTGAAAGTATTAGTTTCTCATAGTCTTCTTCTGATAGCCATTCCTCCATTTCATCACCTACGAAGGTAGTAATACCATGTAGAGACTTTAAGTTAGCGGTTTGGTTTCCTGATGAGGTTTTGATACCCTTAAAGAGTATTTCAGAGCCTGAAAAGGTGTTTTTGATAGCTGTTTTGGTGATACTGAAATACGCCCCAGTGCCTTCGGCTTCTATCTTTTCCTCAAACTCTGGGATAATAGAACTATGAGCGGATACCATCGTATAACGGCTAAATAGTATCTTGTGCCCTGCTTCAAAAGATAAGCGTTCGAGGAAGGTGGAGGCGTTGTAGGAGTTGTGAGTAACAGTACCATCTTCTAACAGAAAACGATGATTTCCATCTACAGCAATTCCAAACCATTCACCTGTTTCTGACTCTTCTTCAATCGTGATATAAGATAAGTGCCAATCTTTGTTTTTTGATAGGTCTGTTTTAGATACTCTTTTACGTTCAACTATACAAGGAATTTTCCATATATCACCTCCAATTGTTATATTATAAACAATTCCACAATCTTTACCATTACAAAACGCTCTCTTTTCTTTTATTGATGTTCTAAAACCGAGCGTATCAGCAGTGAATTTAATTTGCCTTGCTAATGTTTCATTTTTTTGTGTTATGTAATAGTTTCCCTTGTTGTAATATCCATCAGTATCAATTATTCCTGCTAACAATTGTAATCTACAACTTTCAGTGTTGGATATGTATTGCTGAGGAATATGCTTGTTGTTAATTAGGTTGTAATCTCTTAATTTATTCATTAAAGAGTTGGTTATACCTCCTTGTTTCCTTATTCTATATGTTTTTGCTTTGCCTCTATCCCCATTTATTGATATAACCATACCCTCGTTTTTTGCATATTCTGATATATATTCAAGAATTTCAGGTTCAGGGGTTGTTATCTGTGGATAGATAGAAGTGCCGTCTCCTAACCATACGCCTAATAAGTATGGGGGTATTTCTATGGTTTGAGAATTGAAAGGAATGCTATCTACTTTGAACCCCCTGAAATTCTCTCTAAATCTTTTACTTTTACTGATGAAATCTGTTATAGGAATATCTATTATATCATCGTAAGATGTGTATCGTGGTTTAGGTTTGCCATTCTTTAATTCGTTCTTACAAGACTCGGACTTCTTTAAGGTTAGAATATGGTCTTGATTAACAACATAATCTATTCCGCTTGTCTGTTTTACTTTAAATAGCTTTCCTACCCCTGAATTAGTATTGGTTACTATTCGGGGAGTAAAATCATCACCCATTACTTTTTCACCTATTTGTATTTTTTCAATAGGTTTAAGGGTTAGGTCGTGCATAATCACTTTTGTACCTTTTTTTAGGCACTTGCCGCTGCCTCGACCTCCTGAAAGGATAGTGATGAACTTATCTTTATTGAGGTATAGGGGATTATATACGGGCTGTGTTTTAATCATTACTTTTGCTATTGCTTTTGAGCCATTGGGCGATGTCGATGCTGCCTTGTACGGCGACTTCTTCACGGATGCCGTCATCGGTTTTGAAGGTAGAAAGTACGGTTTGCATTGCTGTCATACGGGTACGATAATCAACGGGGACTTCACGGAATTGATTGGGTATTACTGTGCCGTCTTCATCAGTAAGAGGCTCACGGATAACGCCCATAATGGCAATAACAGATACCAAGTTGGACACATCGTTAAAGGTACGTGCTCGGTAGGCTTTTTGTACCATTTCCAACTCTGGATTTTTACGAATACGGCGATATACCCCTGAATAATCTACTCCTAACATTTCAGCTGCCTTAGTAGGCTGTCCGTTGGCTTTGATAAGGGCTTTTTTGAGTTCCTCATCGGTGTATTTTTCGTTATCTATCTTCTTACGTGGTTTCATATTGATTTTTATTGAAAGTTGTTAGTCTATGCGTTCTATACTATTTGAAAATTCTTCTCCTTCTATCATCTTTTCGTAAGGGTCGTACCCCATACGTATCATAAAGGCTTCTTTATGCTTTGGGTTTTGAAACTTGACTACTACATAAGATAGCATACCTCCGTCTTTGTCTGAATTATTGGTGTTGCTGATACGGTCTTTTACTTTCTGTATTTCGTTGTGTCGTGCGATTTGATTTTCAGGGGTGTCGTCATAGAAATTTACAGAGCGGTCTATATTGTGGTTTTCTTCACTTTCTTTGGTAGCCTCGTCAATGGCTTGTAGTGCTTCATCGTCTTCTGTGTTTTTTGACCATTGTTGAGGGGTGTAGGTATCATCAAAGGAATAAGACGAATAATCATCTATACTGGTGCTATACATAGACACATCGAAATCGGTTAGTCCTGCTTCTTGGTAGTTATCAAGGGAAGGGACTAAGGCGCGCATAAGGTCATCGTCTAAGGGTGTTTGGCTTTTGGTGTGCCATATATTGCGTGCTTTTTCGGTTTTAAGGTCAAACTCGGCTACTTCTACTTTGATAGGGTAGTCGGTTTCAGGAGTGCCATTATACTTGTGATATAGGTCGTGTGCCATTACTCGTTTGTGCCCGTCAATAAGGTTGCCTGTTACTTTATTCCAAACAATGCCACCATAGAAACCATTCTTTTTAAGGTCTTTTAGGATTGCTTTTACTTGCTCGTCTGTATGCTTCTTTGGATTGTAAGGAGCAAAGTGTATTTGTGAGCGTTGTATGGTTTGTGTTTCGGACTGTTTAAACTCTTTCATTGGTTTGTGTTTTTTGAGGTTCTTGATGTAGGGCTACTTCGGCATAAGGAAACTCTTGGAGTATCTTTTTTAGGTCATTAGGGTAGTACTTTTGTAAAAAAGATAATGTTTCATAATCTAATCCTACTCCTTGACTTACGGACTTGGCTACATATACCATTGGCTTTATAAGATTACGATTGGCGATGTACTGCAAGACTTCTTTGTTTGTCCATAGTGCTAATGGGTATACCATACCTTTGGGAGAAGTGAATGTAGGAGCCCACATTTTAAGGCGCATACGTTTCATAAAGCCATCTACGCCTTTCATTCCTGAAAAGGCATATTGGGCATTACATTCTTGCATTACAGATTGTTCAATCTCACCTATTTTGCGTACTTTGGTATCAGGTTGTTCATCACAGAAAAAGCCGTTTTTCCTGATAACATCTAACATTAGGTGTGGAATTTGGCGTACTTCTACGTTGGGGTATTTTTTGATTGCCCAGTCTATGTATATCTGTATATGCTCTAAGTCTTTGACGAGGTACATAAAATAGCATATTACCTTCTTAAAGCGAGGTGCGAGCATATCGAGCAGTGCGATGCTGTCTTTGCCTCCTGCTGAATAGAATAATACAGCCGTATACGTTTGGGTACGGATAGACTGTATTATTGCTTGTGTTTGTGCGAATTTAGACATAATGTTATCCGTTACTTCCCTTAGCGGTTGCTACATCTTTGCTTGCTGGTTTCTTCTTTCTGAATAGATTACTTACTCTTGTTCTTACATTGTTGTAAGTGTTTTTAATACGGTCTGCAAATCTTTTGAACATAATTAGCTGATTTTAAGTTATTAATATTAATAAAAAGAGGCTGCAAGTGTGGTTACTTGCAGCCTCTATAAGTTTTTGTTGTTTGTGTTATATAAGTTCTTCCTCTTTTACAAAGTTATCGGTTAAGGGGGGGCGATTTTCATCAAAGAATTTTTCAGTGTTTTTTTGGTCTATGATTTCGCCTAAATGGTATGCTATAAAGCATAATACGCATTCTTCACCTGTTTGGTCGTCAATATAGGTAATTTCGTTGCCTTTTTCATCAGTTTCAAATACAACTTCTTCTTTGAGTACTTGCACGGTTAGTTCAGGTATAGGGTGGGTACGCCCGTTTATTAATCGTAAGGCATCGTATTTTATCACCTGCATTTCTTTTGTGTTGGGGTGGGTGAAGTATTTTTTTATTGTATTGGGCAAAATTTTTCGTGTTTCAATCTTTTGCACGCCCTTTAAGATAGCTTCAAAGTTACCCCCTGTGATTTGTAATGATAGTATATTCATTGGTAAAACTGTTTTTTCAGGTTGCAAATATAGCAATAAATCAATGTACTTGCTGAATGGTTTTACATTCAAGGCAAAGGTACGGCGATTATTGCTATATTGCTTGCTGATAGTTTGACAATTTTTTGACATTTTTTGCGTGGTGCAAATGTAGTGATTTTATGCGATACTCACAAGGTTGAACTTCTTAAAACAGCGATATTCGTGGCATTCGGTATCGAAGTATACTTGTACGGTATTATTGGTTTTGCGGCTTTGCTGGGTGGGGGGTAGCAAATCGGGGCGTAATGTACCCCACGCTTCACGGGTTGAACCGTCTACTTTCTGAAAGTAAAAGCGCACTATCTGGGTGCTCATTTTGCTTTTGAGTTTGATATTTGCCCACGCTTTTTTGAGGCATTCGCTGAATGATAACCCTGTTTGGCGTGCAAACTGCCAAGCGAGGGTAAAAACGTTCTTTTTGTCGGTATTTTTCATTTTGATAGTGTTTTAAAAGGTTATTACTGATATATTGAGCCTTTTTGCGCCTTGCTCAGGGCGTTGTGATTAGTTGTTTAAACGAGCACAAGTGTATTTTTCTTCAAGTTTTTCAAGTGCTTTGGGGGTTACAAAGTAGATGCCTTCTGTATATTCTGATTTTTTTATACCGCGCCCTTTGAGTTCTAACTGGGTACGTACTTCATAATTATTATAGCACCATTCATAATATACTTGTACATCTTGTTGTTTGTTTAATGCTTTCATTTTTATATTGATTTAAAAGGTTATTAAATTGAGTTTAAAAGCAGTTTAAAGACTTGCTTAGGTCTTTTTTGATTATACTGTTAATAGCTCTATAAAACGTTCTTTGTAACGAAAATAGTAAGTAATTACTATGTCAGCTTCTATGTAATCTAATGTTAGTTTTTTTTGTATCTTTTCATTCAATTCTAGTTCTTCTTTAAATGAACTTGGTTTAGTTTTAATATTAAGCATCGTTTTTAACGCTTGTGTTTTTTGTTCTGATGTAAATTCTTCTATATGCATCTTAAAAGCGTTATTTAATGCACTGTTTGCGACTTCTTGCCATTCTTTTGCTTTCATACTATTAATGTATTTAATGTTATTACTTGTTCTATCATTTTGACGGTGCAAAGGTATAACTATTTTTACATATATGCAAATTTTTATGTACTTTTTTTTATATGTTTTTGCAATTTATTTTGTAAGTGATTGATTGTAAGCCCTTATGCAAATAATACTTTTTTTAATCGTTTTGCTATATCAATTATTTTATATACTTTTGCGGCGTTAATGTAATTATTCTTATATATGATAGATTATAACTATATCACTAAAAAGATTAAAAGTAAAGGGTTTAAACTTGCTGATGTAGCAAACACGCTGGGGGTACAATATCAGACGCTAAACAAGAACCTTAAAAACAATTCCCTTGATACTATTCAAAAAGTATCTGAGGTTATAGGGGTTTCATTTTTTGAATTGTTATTGCCTCCTGAGGGGTTTACTCATTTTTACGATGAACAGGACCGCTGGCTGGGGATTGTAAGAAAGTACCCATACTCGCAGGAGGCTGATAGTATGCAGCTGAAAGAACGCTTTGAACAGGAGCAGCCAAAAGAGGGTGAGGAATAATTGTGAGGAAAATTTTCTGCACTATGAAAAACTGCGCCCTATAAACAAATAGGGCAAAGAATAATGTGAGGAAAATTTTCTGCACAAAAAAAAACTGCCGTCCTACATAGTTTATAGGACGGCAGCTAACACTAAATAAACAATAAGAATGAAGAAGAAAGAGACTTATTTGCAACGTTCTAAGAAGGAGTTTTCTATATCTTTAAACAAGAGTTTGTAGCCTTTGCTATCGGTAAGCTGGCTGTTTTGTTTTACGTAATAGGAGATGCTGGATAATGACTTTTGTAGGTATTTGGCTATTTCTTTATTGGTGGCATTGTAGTGTTTTTTAGCTATTCCACAAAAGACTTTAAGGTATTGGGGGCTTGATTTTAGCGGCTCGCCTGTGGAGATTTCTACGGATTGCCTTATGTGTTCTAAGGTGATGTTTCTTGCGGGCTTGGTAGTGGAATTTTCAACTACTTTCTGAAACTCCTCGAATGTGTAGCATACGGCGTAGGTATGCCCCAGTGCGATGGCTTTATTCTGAAAGTCTTTTTGGTTTTGCGTTTGGCGATTGCCTTTTACTTTCATCTCGATATAGAGGCTTTTACCCTCAGGAAGGAGTACTACCAAGTCGGCTACTCCTGCCAGTACGCCTTCGGCTTTGAGGCGTTGTGCTTCAAGCACGTTGCGACTGCCTCCGTTAGGGACGGCGTATATAACGAGCTGCGGGTATTGGTATCTAAACCAGCGTACGCAGGCGGTTTGTAGGGTGCTTTCTTGGTGTTTCATAGTAGTCTATTTTGTTTCAAATACTTCTCTTAATATTTCAGTAGGATAACTCTTAACGAAGCCGTATTTGGCATCGTATTCATTGCCCATAGGGATAGAGCGTTGTACACATATTTTTGCGGCTTTTCTTCCTAATGATATGGCTAACTGCAAGGGTACTCTTTTGCCTATGATATTGCTGTATCCTGATATGGTAAAATAGTCCTCGTTTTTGGTGGTAATTTTTGATTCTATCTTGGTGAGACGCTCATTTTGCAAGGCTATTTGTTTGGCTTGTGCTTGTTGTGCTTTTTCTAAGGCTATCATTCCTTGTGCTTGCGCCATTAATATTTCGCCTGCTGTCATTGGCTTGATTGTTTGTTCAAGGCTTTCCAACCACGCTACTACGTGCCTACGTACGAACTTGCTTTCACGGAGTAGTACTTGCTTTCCTTGTGTAATAGTGAGTTCAAACATAGGGTATTTTTGTTTGTTTTGAGGGTGTATGTAGTGGGTCTCCAATATTTTTTGGAGACCTATTTCTTCCTCAAACTCGTCTCTTATGATGTTCAAAAGAGTGTCGTGTCTTAAAGATGTTTCCTTGCCTTCTTCTTTTCTGAATAGGTTGATTTGCTCTACAAGTTCAAGGCTTGTAATAGTCTTTTTGGGTGTAATTCCTTGTGATGTAAGCATTAGGGTATTCATTATCTAATAAGTTTTAATTCACTATAATTTATTACATTACGTTTTCGGGTGCAAAGGTACAAAAAACTTTGAAGTATTCCTACACTTTTTTGATATAATTATTTGTTTATCATCATTTTGCAACGTTACATTGCAGTAGGTTTTACTGTAAATATTACCATAAAAAAGACGGGCTTTATACCCGTCTTGATGTTTGCATTTGTGATTACTCATTTTCGGATATCATAGCTTGCTCTACCTCATACATTATAGGTATTCTTTTCTTGGTAGCGATATAGTGCTCTATACGTGCGCCCTTGCTTTCTTCCCACCCTTGTAGCATATAGATAGCCTTGCATTCTAGTAGGTCGGCAATATCTTTAAGCATATGTGCTTTCCAAGTGTCGTGCTCTGATAGTCCGTTTTCTAAGGGGTTCACGGGTTCAACGCCTAATCTTTTCATTGCTTTGGCTACGGCTGCAAAGCGTTTGCGGGTTTCGGTAAGGTCTGTACCGCTAATTTTTCCTGAGATGTAGATTTTCATTTTATCCTTTAAACAAATACATTGACCAACTTATGGCAACCTCTTCATTGCGATTGTCCAATTCTTTGAGTAAATTACCTATTTCTTTATCCTCAGTAAGTTTAGGAGGAATTTGTAAATAGAGTTTTTTCATTATTTCATTATGAAAACCAGTGTGTTTCTCAATCTCTGAGAGGTGTGTTTGCGCCTCTTTCAGATAACTTAATAATTCTTGTTTATTCATCTTGTTTGTCTTTGATAAATTTGCCGTTAATAATTATTCCTTTTCTGTTTTTGATTTCGTTGTAGGCGATGTTTAGGCACTCCTCGATGGTGGTGTTATTATCTTGGGCAATCTTCTCAATCAATTGGGATATGTGGGATAAACGAAAAAAAACATTGCGAGTATGATTACTATTTTCCTGTAATAAAAATTCTTCATTAAATAGTATGATGAGGAGCCTAGTTATATAAACTAAATAGTTTTTCGTAGATGACCACTCAAAAGAGTCAAACATATATCTTGCGTTAATTATTTCTATTGCATAACCTTTGTTTTTAAACACAAAATAGCAATAGTTAATGAGGGTTACCATTACATCACCTATGGCGTCCTGAATAGCGGGGAGGTCATCGTCATAACAGGCTTTGATAAGTTCGCCGACTTCCTCGTGGGTTTTGAGGAGCTGGTGAAAGGGGGTACTTTTGTCAAATATGCCTCTTTCTTTTGCCCATTCTTGAATAAGGGGCACGAGTTCTTGGATTGTTAAATTTTGTGTATTCATTTGTCTTTCGTTTTTAATTCTTCTCTAAGCCCCTTACAGTAGGAGCGGTAATTGATGTTGGAGTCGTGCATTAGTCGGTAGTCGTACCATTGCAGTATTTTGTCTTTGGGCAGATTGTGCTTCATATCGTAGTATATATCTTCAATATTGAAGAAGTAATCCGATAGGCATATAATGCCCATACCTACATCGTAATTGTCAAATTCAAATTGTAGGTCTTGCTTGCGGCAAAACTCCTTGATGAGATTGCGTGCTGCGTACTCGAATAATTCTACTGCTTCTTTTTCTTGTGGTGATTGTTTTTTCATTGTTCTATAAATTTTAATCGTTTTGCTATTAATTCTACTATATCCACAGTTACGGCATTGCCGATGAGTTTGTAACGTTGTGCTTTTGCTATGGGATTTATCGTGCCATTGTAGTTGCCGTATTGTGTCCAGTTGTCCGGAAAACCTTGCAAGCGTTCGCATTCTATTTCGGTAAGGCGGCGTACGCCACACAGTAGATTATTCTCTTGAAAGGCGTTGCTCGATATGGTTGGGCAAATAGTGAGGTCTGCACCTTTATTTTTGCCTCGTGGACGTTGTTTAATAATCAAATTAGAATTATTTCTTAATAAGGCAGGTGATATTCCTCTTTCATCATATACCCTGTTTCGTTGGTAAGGTTGATTACCTCCAGATTCCTTAGACGGATTTAGCTGTATCACAGTCATGTCTGAGTGCAAGCCTCCTGACTTTCCGCCTCCTGTAAGAGTGCTTGCAGTTTTAGGAATGATATAGGTATCATCGGCGTTCATATTGCCGTTGGCTTTTAGTGTTCCACTAAGTTTGGCTTGAAATTGGTATGTTTTTTCTTTTCGAGGTGCGCAATCATCTTCTGTGACAGGAAATACTCCTGGCTCACTTCGTCCTGCAAGATGTCCGATAAGGTATATCCGCTCTCTATTTTGGGGTAATACCCACTTTGTATTAAGCAATTGCCATTCAAGTCGATAGCCCCCAATGTGGGTAAAGGCTTGGAGAATTGCCCAAAAGTCTGCGCCAGCGTTTGAGGAGAATGCTCCTTTAACGTTCTCCCAGATAAATACACTTGGTCGGACGTGAGTAATGAGGGTAATTGCGTGGCTGATAAGGCTACTTTTTGCGCCTGCGAGTCCGGCACGCTTTCCAGCCATTGAGAAATCTTGGCAAGGCGAACCAAAGGTAATAATATCTGCTCCTGCAAGGTCTGTTGGCTGAATAGTTGTAATGTCTCCGATGTGTTTTGCATTTGGAAAATTGTTTTTATAGTTTGCAATTGCGTGTTTGTCTATCTCTGAAAAATAATGTTCTGTAAATTGGTAGCCTGCCCGCTGAAATCCGAGCGAAAAGCCTCCTATGCCGCTAAATAGGTCTATGAGTTTCATTGTTTTTTAGATGTTTTTGTCTTCGTCTTATCTTCGGTTAGTGTTCGCCTTGTGTTCGCCTTGTGTTCGGTGTGTGTTGTGGCGATAGCAGTTCGGAAAGTTCCTTGCCTTGTGCTATAAGCCAATCGTAGAAGAATTGCAGGGTGATTTCTTTCTTCAAACGTAATAGTTTACCTGTGGGGTCGCTTTCACCCTTGACGAACTGCTCTAAAATGGTTTTTATAGCTGTATGTCCTTGCCTGTCTTTTGCTTGTGTTTGCTCTATTTGCAGGCGTTTTTTGGTTTCAATCCTCATTACTTCTCTATCTTCTTCGGTTATGGCACTAAAATAGGGTTTTAGAACGCCTTGCTTGTGTAGCGCATCATATACGGGTACTGATATGATGGGCATTTGCTGGGTCTGTTGATATTCTTTGAAGTGATTGCTTAACCACTGTTTGATGATTTTTTCTTCGTCTTCCTTGCTCATTGTGATTTGTTTTGCTTGGCATTGCTGCGATTTGATATGATATTCCTGCTGGGTGCTTTGCAGCCATTGTTGGTATCTATCTAATACTTCACTCACGTAGGATACATCAAAGAACTGATAATGGTCGGTTTTAGCCCCAAATACCCTGCTTCTATCCATTTGAAAGGCTTTATATATGTCCTGAAAAGAAAGCCACGAAAAACGGCTAAAAACAACGTTCCATATTTCTTCCTTCTGCAAGGGGTCTATATCGCCTTTAATTCCTACCAACGATACTATGCGGGTGAATACTACGCCAAAGAGGCTGCTTACTTGCTTGGGGGGTAAATCTTTAAGTCGGGGGTATTGGTATCGTTGTTTAGCTACTGCCAATGGTGTGAGTTCCCCAACCTGTTGAATTGTGTTTAAGGTTATCGAGTGTTTGTCTGCCAACGACATATTGTTGTGGCTCACCAGCGGCAGGCTGTTGTTGCCATTCTGTGATTGTGTTTCCATTTTCGTCTATTGTTTTAAGGGCGTGCAGGGGTGCTTGTGCGCTGTGTAGCCACTCGGCTTCAAAGCCTTTCCATTGTTTTTGCACTACTATTTCAAGCACGCTGTTCATATCCTGATTTGTTTGTTGCACCTGATTTACGAATGCTTTAAAAGCGCGCTCTGTATTGACGGCTTTTTTGGCTTTGCGTATTTTGAGCCACTCATCTACAAGTTCAGGAGCAAAGCCTTCTGATAACATTGCCTTTCTGAAATTGAAAGGAGGGGGGGCGGGCGCAACTGGGGGGGAGGTTTCTTTTTGAACGTTTAAAGGCTGATTGTTTTTTTCGCCCTTGCCAAAATCTACACACGTGCTTTTTTGTTTCTTTTTTTCTAAAAAAGAAATATTTACTTTACTTTTCTTTATAGGCGTTTTTTCCGAATTTATAGCTATTTCTTCGGAGTTTATACCCATTTCTTCGGAAGAAATGAGGGTATATTCGGAAAAAACAATATTTCTTCTGGACGCTTTACACATTGCTAAGTACCTTTCTTGTACTCCTTTTGAGGTGTAAACGCCCTGTTCAAACATCTCAGCAGAAAATAATCCTACTTTCACACAGTAGTCTAAGACCGCTTCTATAAACTCAACTTTATCCCCAGTTTGCTCTGAGACTATAAAGCCAAAATCTTCATCGTTAAGCACGTAATATCCATTGCGGTAGATAAAAGCCAAAACGCATATATAGACGCTCAATGCTCGCCCCGAATGATTTTTGATTAGTTTCCGAATCTTGATGTCAGAAAATATGTCCACATCTAAAGAAAAGTAATTGAAGCCTTGTTTTACGTTTCTTCCCATTACTTTTGTGTTTTAGGTGTTATGTACTTGTTTTAAAAAACTCCCCTTGCCCTTAACTTGCTATTTGTACAATGGCACGCCAAATAATAACGCTCGCCAAAGACAAGGGGAGACAAATGAATGATGTATTTAGAATAACGTTGTTTGTAAACTCTCAATACGCTGTTTGCCTTTCTCGAAGTACTCTTCGTCTATTTCGGTAGCAATACCACGCATACCCATATTGTGCACGGCTTCCATACAGCTCATACTTCCTGCAAAGAAGTCGGCTACTACTATCTCATTGCGGGGTTTATCTTTTGGGATAACCAGTGCTAAAAGCCTTTCCAAAAGCCGCACAGGCTTCTGTGTCGGGTGAATGGTGTTGTAGTGGTCGCGTACTTGCTTGATGATTGTTTTTTCGTTTAAGCCATTGCTTATATTACTCATAACATAGACACACCTATCCCCATTTTGAAGACCTTTATTAGCTACAACATTATTTTCATTATTATGCTTTCTTTCTTTTGAATTAAAATCGTAAAGTTTTGTTTTAATAATACTTTTCTCATTAAGTCCGTTTTGAATACCTGCCATTACAGAAGCACATCTATCTTGTGTTTTAATAACAGAGGAAATGGAAGTACTTATTACGTTGTCTTTGTCCGTAGGCACTTTATTATTTTCTAAGAACTCTATCACAGCATTAAGAGATTTTGTATTCTTAAAAGTGGTTTTGAGTCTTTTTATATCGGTTACAATACTATCTATATCTTGCCCTTTCATTTCTAAATAAGGTACTTTTACCTTATTGATACCTCCCTCTTTTTTTGTAAGGATAGATATAGTTTCGTGTATGCGAGACATAGGCATTAGCGGACTTGATACATAACTTTTATCCCAAATCACTTCCTCTTTAAATACAAACCCCAAGCCGTCTAATATGGTATTCCAGCGGTAGAATGAAGTACCACGACCAAACATCACGATAAAGCCTTTTTTAGTAAGTAACCGCTTGCATTCTGCAAAAAACTTTTGCTCATCAAAAGGGCGTTCCAGCTTTTGGTTTTTGAGGTACAGATAAGGTGGGTCAATGCAAATCACATCAATACTCCCATCAGGAAGGGTTGCCATTACCTCTAAGTTATCGGTGTTGTATAATTGTATATTATTCATTAGTTTTTTTTGATTTGAAATTAGAGATTTGATAAAGATTTATGCGCACTCAATCTCATCTCAAATCGGTTAAACAAATTAGACGGCTTTTTAGCCATTTGGTAGGGGTTGGTTATTAGGTAGTTGTGTTGTTTTTGATGCTGTTTTGTTGTTTTAATAACCTATTTTTTAGACGGGTTTTAGACATTTAAGTAATATTAGCCCCCGCTCACGGCTCGAACGTGAGTGCTTGCCTATCGGGGTACACAATGGATAAAATTACAACGTTTCTTTGCTTTTATCTATATATTCCTTGCAAAACTGGTGGTCTATTACCGCCTCTACATTCAGCGTTTTTGCCGAAAGCAAGGTCATTGTATAAGGAGGTAATTCTTTATCATCATCAGCCACTCGCATATAAGTTTCATAAAACGCCTCGCTTAGTACCTTTGCTTCTTCAGCATTAGGTGCTTTCACTAAAAAGCGCATTGGGTAAGATTCTTTATTTACCATTATTTCTACCTCTATCTGATAGAACTTATTTTGCTCCTCATCGCTGTTTTTCTTTGCCAATGATACAAGGGTAAAATACTGCTGCTCTTTGAGTGATTTTATTTCAAACGTTCCCTTATAATGCTGCTCCACGTAGTCGGTGATGATTTGCTGTGCTACGGTAGCACTATTGGCATACAGATAAAAAGTGCGCTTTTTGTCATTGTCATCTACCACAGCCGTCCAAATGGTAGCACTACCTCCTACCAATCGTGCAGAGCGTTGTAGGTTGCTAACTGACACTTCTTTTAGTTCGCCGCTATCCATAAAGAATTTGATAGTTTGCAGGTTGTCATCAGTTAGTTCTTCACCTTGATAAAGGATGATCTCCCTGCGCTCAATAGGGACATACTCGCCCGTATCCTCATCAACAAATTTTTCTTCCCAACGGCGATAAAGATTTTCAGTTAGGTATTTGCCTTTTAAGGCGGTAAGGTCTGAGGTAGTGAATGTCTCCTCATTAAATCGGCTTACTGTTTCTTTTTTCATTGCTTATTTTACTTTAAAACTTGCTTATTTATATCTTCATTTTGATATTCAGTGCTTTATAACTTGTTTTTATCCTTGCTTAACGAGGGGTGAAAATTGCTTATTCCTCATTATCAGGTTCAGGCAAATCAAGATTGAAATTATCCATACACATCTGCCTTACTTGCTGTTTAAACTCCTTCTCCCACTCGTAGGTGGTCAGCTTGGTGCTGCTCATAGGTACTCGCTGTATCTCACCTGTGGCAGGATTAGGACGCTCCTCATAATTACACAAGGCTTTCAGTACATTGTGCACCTCATTAGGAGGGTAAAACTCGCCCCAAGTGTCATTCATAGACTGCTGAATGATAGGTATCCAAACGCCCCAATAGAAAGCATTTTGCTGTACGCTTCGTTTCTTGCTTCGCCTCTCAATGGTGATATTGATATTCGTATCCTCAAAGGAGGTTATAGCCTTTTGTATCAGATTGCGATTTTGCACCAATTTGCCGTTCTTAACGTTACTCGGAATGGTTATCTTTTTCATTGTTATCGTCTTTGAAAGCAAGGCAGGACTCGAACCTGCTACTATCCCGATTGATACTTGCTTTTTGTGGTTACTAATTACCTAATATTACGGGCGTTCTACCGTCTGTTATAATAACCTTATTGGAGGTCTTACCCAGCATCTCAATATACTGCTGCATTAGGATTTCCCTTGTAAGACCTACCGATTGTACTTTGTTCGTTTCTGCATCTATCTTTGCCTTTTCTAACAGCATTCTTGATGTTTCTAACTCATTCTTCACTCTGTTAGCTTCTTGTATAGCCTTATTCCTATCTTCTACGGCTTTCAGCATTGAAGCAGGTGGTTTAAGCCCCGATGTAAGTGTAGTAAGGTCAAAGAATTTTGTTTTAAACTCCTCTTTCAATCTGCTTTGTACCGATAATTCAAACTTACCTAAATTGTTCATAAGGCTGTCGGTAGTGTAATTCCTTGCTTCTTCACGATAGGCATCTGTAACACGCTTGTTAAGTACATTAGCCTCTACATTGTCAAAGAACGTTTCAGGGTCTTGTATTCGGTAGTTTTTGTAGTTAAACACAATCTCAGCACCTTTGCCTCTGATAGGTGTGTAAGTGTAGGAAGGGTCTACCGTAAATACCCCAGCATCTTTTGCCGTGATTTCTACAATATCAGGGTCGCCCGCTTGTTCCCACATTGGCACCTGATACAGCTCACTACCTGGACCTAATATCCCTTGCGCACCTGTTACAATTTTGAACGAATTAATACCATTTCGTCCGTACTCTGTCATTAGAACCCCTTCATAGTTAGGTTCTGGTCGGTTACAACCTACTAAGGAGGCTATAACACTGAAAAGAATAATCATCTTTTTCATTTGATATAAATATTAAATTAGTTACTAAAAAACTTGTTGTAAGGGAAAACAATCAGTATAAGGATTGCTACAATCAGCCCTACAAACCATAAATAAGGGTATTCACTTCTGAATAATGCCATTACCCCAAATGCTAATAGCGATAATAGGATAATAAATGCGATGGTTTTTGTTATAATCTTTCTCATAGTCTTTTATTTAATACGGTATGCCGTCCCCTTGCGAAGGTGCTTGTCCGTAATTGTTAAACATTTGCGCCTGCTGATATTGCGGCTGCCCTTGTGGTGGGTACGCTTGTGTCTGCTGAGGCGGTGCGTAACCTTGGGGTGCTTGTCGGTACTGAGGCTGCTGGTATTGAGGCTGCGCTACATTCGTGGTTTGAATGAGTTCTATTTTCCAACCTACAACCGTATTGAAGTACTTAACCTCACCTTGCGGACTTGTCCATTCACGCCCTTGCAGGTTAAAGTGTATCTTAACCATTTGCCCCACTTGAAACCTATCCAATACAGCGCAATTGCCTTGTGCAAATTGAATGATAATATCTTGTGGATATTGCCCATCGGTGGTGATAACTAAATCACGCTTCTGAAAACCATTTTGCCCTACTGTTTCAGTAGCGAATATTGTTTTAATTCGTCCTTGTATTTCCATAGTTATAATAAAGGTTTTGCGATTTCTAATAGTTCTTTTTGTTCTTCGAGGAATTTGTCACGTATTTCTTCTGTTTCAAAAGTTAAAACATGATAAAATTTATTCTCTTCAAATTTACTTTTTTTACTATAATTTATCAAATCTATTTCTCCTAAAAAGTTGATTATACAAAATTTTTCTTGGTATTGATTACACCAATCAGGCTTCCAACCCTCATTGTAATAGTCTCTTAACCAAATAAGTTTAGAAAGTGCTTCAAAAGCTTTAGCTGTTTTTTCATCTGGTAGCTCTATTCCATTTAGTATTGAAACATATTCACCTTTTTTAAATTTTTCTGTTCTAACACTATCATACGTTGGAGTAGGTGCTTTTTGTTCAAAACCTTCAATTCTGTAAGGAGATGTTGATAATGTCCTTATCTGATTTCTTCCTCTACAACCTTCAGCTGTATAATAACGAACACAACTACCAAATTTTACTGCGATTGGATGAGGAGATATATCTAAGTTCACATCTAATACTTCCCCTTTTACGTCCGGTTCATATATTTGGTCATAGACCTTCATTCCTACTTTAAATACTGTTTTCATTTTTCTTAATTTTTACTTATAAAAACTTCTACTTTTATGCAGTTCTAATACCTCGCTGCTTTCTTTTCTGTTTGCCTCAATAAACGCCCTTGCTTGCTGTATGCTAAGGTGTGTATTGATATTGCCGTAAGCGTGCGTATATTCGCCCTTTGCGTGCGCTTCTTCTATCGCCTGCTGTATGTACTCCTCGCAGTAATTATGCTCAATAGCATAGAGGTCATAACCTTTGGCACTGATACCCTCCAAATGTGCTGTATCGGTAGCGTGGAATATCTTTTGCCCACTATTGAGGAATATTCGCCACCCTACATTCGGTACATCGTGATACAGCTTCACAGGCGACACTTTAAACGCCCCATAATCGTATAACCTACCCACTTGCAATACATCAATATTCATTAGCCCCTCCAACCGCTCCAAGAGGAAGTCAGCACAAGCAATGCGCAAGGTAGGTCGCTCGGCTTGTAAGCGTTGTAAGGTTCGCAATTTCAGGTGGTCGCCGTGCTGATGTGTGAGGAGCACAATTTTCAAAGAACGCAGTACAGGCGAATTGCAATTCGCCCCTACAAGGGCTTTGAGTGTAACGCCGCAATCTACCATTATTGCGTTGTTGTAAATCACAGCGTTACCCTCGCTACCTGAATTAATTACTTGTGCTTGTATCATACTTGTTTAAAATCTACTTGCTGAGGAGCTGGTGCAGCTGCTGCTGGTTGCGATATAGGTTGTACAGCTTCGGGTTCAGTAGGCTCGTTTTGCTCAACTACCTCTGCATCTATTACCGTACGCCCTTGATTGTTGTCAATGTACTGCCCGTTGCCGTCTGCTTGGTCTTTCTCTATGGCATTTTGCATTTCTACTGATAAAACACCATAGCGGTTAAGCAATAGTTTTAGTACCGTCTTTTTTGCCATTAGGTCAAACTCGTCTTTCCAAAGCCCCCTATTTGTTTTTGCGTACGTTTTAGAGTACTTATAAGCATGTGCTTGTAGTTGCTCAATGCTCATAAAAAGCGACTGCTGAAAGCCGTTTAACAGCTCAATGTAAGCAAGGTAACCGATAACTGCACCACTGGGATTTTCACCCAAAAAATCAATATGCCCCGTTACCTTGTTGCGCCTGATTTCACCCTCACGAATTTCGCAAGTATTAATCGTCTTGTACTGCCCACTGCGAATAGCCAGCTGAACAAACCCCTTGTACCCCATTTGAAATTGAGGAATAGTGCGATTAGTTTGTCGGTCAAAGTAAGGTATCACATACGCATACCCTAAGTTCTTATTTAGCGGCAAATTCAGTGCAGTTGCGTTCATCGCACACTTCATAAGGTCGGCTGGTTCGCATTGCGATAGTTCTTTGTTGCTATCTGATAGGGCTAATAAGTTTGACACAAATTCACTCTTTTTTGCGCCTAAATTTTGCTCTAAGAATTTATCGGACTTATTAAGGAAGTTCGCTAATGATTGTTTTTGTAATACTGGTGTTTCCATTTTATTATTGGTATTGAATGTTATTATTATCTAAGAAATCGCGTAATGCTCTAAGTTGTGCCCTTGTGCCTATCACTGTGAAAGAGGCTTGTACAACCACATTTTCGTCTTCTTGTACTGCTTGTGTAGCCTCTTGCACTGGTTCAGGTTGTACTGGTGCTGCAGGTTGCACTGGAGGTGCTGGTTGCGCCTCATTGATTACTTGTGCGGGGGCTTGCAAAGGAGCTTGTGCTTGTGCCCTCGCCGCTGCTGCTGCCCTTGCTTGCTCGGCTGCTACTCGTTGCGCCTCGATACGCTGCAATTCAGCCTCACGTTGTTGCCTACGGTATTGAGCACCCTGTATCGCCCTTGCAATATCAAGCGTCTGCTTGTAGTCGGTTAGTATTTCAGCTTTAAACTCATCAGGTTCATTTAGGCTCTCAATGAGTTGGAGGCTCTTTGATACCTCGCTTACAAAACTTACGATTTCGTCTTTAAGGCTCTTATCACTGGCACTAAGCGTGATATTCAGCATCAAACGCTCAAAGATGAGAAAGTCAATACCTTGCGATTGGCATAATTCAGTAAAAAACTCTTTGATACGTGCGATTTTGTCTTCCCTCAATCTATTTTCTACCTGATTGATTTTGTCTTTTAGCGTACTATCAGCATTGTCGTAATGTACCTTGATATGCTCTTTGTACGCCTTTTCAAACGCTTCATAAGGAGCATTTACCTGCTCTTTGATAAATTTGCGTTGCTCTTCAAATACCGCAAGTTCTTTGCGAAGCGTTGTGCGAGTGTTTTTAGCACTCTTCAAAGTCTCATCAGTTACCAACTGGTTGTCGAGGTTCAATTCAGCGATTTTAGTCTCAACTTGTTGCCCTACCGCTTTTATCCTCTCATAGATAATGATAGGAGCTTGTTTCAGTGTAATTAATTGTTCATTCATTTGATTTATTTATTTTAGGTTATTACTTTTAAAAGAAAAGTGCCGTGCGTTATTATTATTCAGATATGTCCAGATTTAAAAGGGTAGCACGGCACTTATGATTGGTAGAGGCTCTTTATCGCCTATTTAAGCCATATCACTGATGTAATTAGATATCTCGTGCAGCTTTGCGTTCAATACGTTCTTAAACTGCTCTTGTGTTATTTCAGTATAAGTATTACCCTCAATTATTGAGTGATATACGCTCGTATTTATCATATTGCTGCCCCACACCTCAGCCACCGCATAATCAACTGGTATGTCAGGTACTAAGGATATAAACTCTTTATTCACCCTGATAAGGTGCAATACATCGTTATTTACATCGTTTTTGTGGTGTATCTGATAACATTTGCCCAATTCTAAGGTTGTTACTTGTTCTTTCATAGTCGTAAGATTTAAGGTTAAAGCACCTGCCTGTAATATGTATATTCTAAGTGTTTTAAGTCTTCACGATGCAAACGCTCTTCATAAGCATACTCACTTCGCAGCTTATCGTAAGCATCAGTAATCACAGTATGACAACGCTCAACCTGATGCGCCGTAAGGGTAAGATGATGCGTTTTGTAATCATCAATTGCACTTTCGTAAAAACACGCATATTCTACCACATCAGTAGCATAACAATACCATAATTGTAGCGTATATACCCCATAAGTAACCGCCAAACTCACCCACCCATCAGGGTCGCCCTCAGCCATATCAGGAAGTTTTGACAGCAACAACTCAAATAAGCTATCACTAATATCAGTCTGAGGTTTTTTACACACAGCCATTAGCGGCTCAGTAGCACGTTTCAGCATATCAGCCCATTCAGGCGATAGCTCATCATCAGCCGTTTCATCAGCCTTGCAGTGCTGCAAAGCCACGTTAAACGCCTCTTGCTCAAAAGGCACACACTCATCATAGCGTTTGCCATTCATCGTTACGTAGCCGTCTTGAAGAAAAAATTGGCTACTTTGTTTTGCAGTTTCATTCATTTGTTGTAAATTTGCCATTGTAATTTACGTATTTGTAATATTACATGTTTAACATTAATTTTTTTTAGATTAAGCGGTGCTGGGATAGTGCCGCTTTTTTACTTCATAATTACGTAATATTCGCCTTTATCGGTTCGTATCTGTATCTTACCCTCTAATAACATATTTTGTACTTTATCTATATAAGTACGAGGGTATAAGTGCTTATTACCCACCTTAAAGAACTTCACAAGTTGTAAGTCTCTAAGTTGCATCATAAGGTCAGCCCTACGAGGTAGCCCCAGAGCGTTGCAAAACTCTTCGGCAGTAACGTTAAGCGGTATAACTTGTCTTGTCTTCATAAATCAACGTTCTATACTTATTAAGTAGTGTTTCTTTTTCATTTTCGCTCTCAAACTCAAACAAATCATCTATATTGTCAGTTTTAGCGAATTTTTTTAAAGGGGTGTAATTTTCTATCTTCAAAAACATATAAGGTCTCATATATAACCAGTGGCTGATAGTTATAGGCTTCTTATTCACCTCTATTGAGAAGTCAGTTATACAACTTACAATAATACTTCTTGCTGTGCTTGTTAATTTCATATTATTTATTATCTTTGCAACGTTAATAGTAACGTTTCATTTTCACGCTGCAAAGATACAGATATTTTCTGTATCAGCAAATAATTTAGCAGATTTTTTCTGTATTTATTTGTTGTAATTTTGCAATTAATTGATTAATAAAGTATTACGATGAAAGGTTTTTTGAAGAAAAAATAATGAAATATGACAAAACAAGAATTAGATACTATAAAATTACATTTGAATGAATTAGAAAAGATTGATTTTGATAAGTATATTACAGACCGTTTTCCTAATACTCCATTAGAAAATGTAATGTTTCGTGAATGTAATGCAATTGAGTTTAAAAAACTATATAAGAGTATTATTAAACGTTTCGAAGCCCTTATATATTCAGATATAGCTATAATGCTCCCTGTATATTATTATTTTAATAGTAGCAGTTCTTATAATATTATTACTATAATAGAAGACCTAAAAGACCGTTTGATAGGAGAAGATTATAATGAGAATATTTTTAACAGTGTAAATAAAGTTTTTGATTATTGTATTCAGTTTGGCAGTTGGTATAAAAGACTGATTTATAAGCCATCTTTCTCACAAGAAAATATAGATAGCATTGTGGAAGAAATACAACTTATACAAACAAAATTAAATCAGGAAAATGAGCAACTAAAAGGCTTGCTAAGTGAGTGTTCAAAATCAAAGAATGACTTAGATAATAAAATAAATCAAGCTTCTGAATTTTATGATACGATTAAGGAAAAAGCTAAAAGTGCAACCGATAATGATTCTTTGATTCTCTCCTACTTATCATCATCAGAAGCCAACAAAAACACTATAGAAACTTTAAAAACAAATATTGCTAACTCAGAGCAAAAAATATCTAATAATATAGAGGACTATAGAAAACAGTTTGAAGAAGTGATTACTCAAAATAAAAGGTCTTTATCCCTGATTAAAGAAGCTGAAGAATTACAAAAAAAGATACTATCACAAAAGGATACAGTTGAAACTCTAATAGGAGCGGCAGCTGATGGTTCGTTAGGAACTCATTTTAAGGAAAGAAAAAATCAAATACAGATGAATGTTATTACTTTTACAGTCTTAGTAATAGCTTCCTTAGTAGCTACCACTGTATGGGTGTGTATAATATTTTATGGTTTTGATATTAATAATTCTGACTGGGTACATTTTGTTATCAATGTACTGAGAACTTCTCCTGCTTGGTTTTTAGTATGGTGGCTCATTAGTAGGTATTCAAAAGAACGTAAGCTGCAAGAAGAATATGCTTTTAAATCAGCAATAGCAATGACTATGCGAGAGCATTCCAAGCTATTAAAAAATACAGATAGTGGTGATGTAGACAAACGAGACTCGCAACAGATAATGCTGCTTAAAGCATTAGAAAACATCTATAGAAACCCAGATACAAGGCAGGATAAGGAAAAAGACAACCTAACCCCTAAGAATGTAGAGGGATTTTTGTCTAAACTAACAGAATTAATAAAGGAATTTAGGTTTAAAAATTAGTCTTTCAATCTTACTTTATCACCATTTTTAATAAAGTTCATTTTCCTAATTATTTTATTGTGTTCTATTTTAGTAATCATCATCCCAGAATTGTAAGTATTATAACCTAATGAAATTTTTTTATACAGCTCTATGTCGTCAATACTCCAATCTTTTATCTCATCATATATATATTGAAGGTCATAGTATTCACGAGCGCACACAGACAACCAAACACGAAGTTCAAAACGAGCTTGTTCTGATAATTTCATAACAACAAATGTTTAATTTTAAAGTGCAAAGGTAATAAATATTTTTAATAATACAGAAAAAATCTGAATGAAGAAATGAAAACACTTACTCCACCCCAAATAATAGAGGCGTTGGCAGAGTATTTAAAAATATCAGTTGCCGAATTGTCTCAAAAAGCAGGATATGAAAGACCCCAATCTTTCTATGATGTGCAAAGCGGAAAAACTAAAAACATAAGCCCTAAAATGGCTAACAACATAGTGTCAGCCTTTCCTGAAATAAATAAAGACTGGCTACTTACAGGCAACGGCTCAATGCTCATTGAAGATGAAGAAGAACCCTATCTAAGAGCCGAACGCAACAAATACGGCTTATCTTTGCAGCGCATTCAGGAACTCACCAGCCTGCCCCTAAAAACACTCAAAGCCTACGACAACGGAAGCAAGGAAATGCCCGATGATATACTCGAAGCCTTTGAAAACCTATTCGAGCGCATAGAAAACGAATACAACGAACGTGAGGAAGAAAACAACACACTGCCCGTCCTCATTACAGACGATATGGTTTCAAGCGTAAAAGTACCCTTTTACGAAGTAGATTTCGCAGGAGGATTTACATCCCCCGAAATGTTCTCCGAAGTAAAACCCTCATTCATCATAAGTTCCCCCAGCTTTGCAGGGGCAGATTTTGCCTGCATACTCACAGGGCATTCAATGTCAAGGCGCATCAAAAACGGCTCCGTTATAGGACTAAAAAAAATAAACGAATGGTGGGAATACTTCCCTACCAACGAAATATACGCAATAGTTACCAAAAACGGACTACGAACCGTCAAAATCGTAAAACGAAGCACCAAAAACGGATATATAGACCTTATCCCAGACCCCCTGCCCGAATACAACAGTCCACCCTACGAAGCCGAAACCATACGAATGGAGTATGTAATAGGTTTCTACCAAGTCGTAGCACACGCCTTTTTCGAGCGAATGTCATTTTAGATATACACATACCGAAGACATACCGAACACATACCGAAGACGAAGCGGAGACGTACCACAGCAAAAAAACACCAAGTTTAACCAATAATATAGAAAAACAATGGAAAGAAAAAATTACATAACAAGCGATGTTATACGCCGTGCCAATGAGGCTATGATGTCAGGAACATTTAAGAATAACCAATATTCTAAAATAACCGAAAACGGATATTCTATATCCGTAATGTATAATGGCAAACTATACACTACCGAAATCACAAAAGAAGACATAAAGAGAAGTTATCAAAAAGCCCTTGATAAATATGGCACGAAATTATAATTACATATATAGTGAATTAGTAGGAAGCAAAAATGACATATTAGGGCATATAGCCTATGCACTTTATAAAGCCGAAAAAATAGAATTTATAGAGAACTTTAAAGCCGAAAATCACCGAGACCCCAACGAAGAAGACCTAAAAAATTTTCATCTAATAACCTGTTCAGCAGGAAGTATAGACCGATTTAAACAATCTGCTAATGCTATTTTACAGAGTTTCCTAAATGATATTCTCCAACAGTCAATACAAGAAATACAAACAGACGAAACCCTCAATCAAAAAAAGTATTTTGAGGAAGCACTTGATGAGATAAAGCCACAACCCTTAGGAAAAAGCTATTTTCACGGCATAATGCAAAGTGTAATAGGAGCTTTCATATTTTTAGTACTCATAGCAGCCCTTATATTCGCTCTTGATGTAAATAGAAAAGGAGTTACCATATCACTTGGTAATGGCAGTGCCGAAATACAACAAACAATCACCAAAGACACACTAAGTAAGTAAATCGTTTTTTTAAATAAACCATAACATATATACCAATGGAAATAGAAGTAGAACTAAAAACCAAGTTAGAACAACTCTACAGCCGAGTTGAAAGTCTTAAAGACCAGATAAAAACAGAGGAGGCAACCAAAAATGCCTTCATAATGCCATTTCTGCAAATACTCGGTTACGATGTATTCAATCCCACCGAAGTAATACCCGAATTTGTCGCCGACATCGGGACCAAAAAAGGCGAAAAAGTAGATTACGTAATCAAGAAAGACGATCAAGTTATCCTAATCGTAGAATGCAAACATTGGAAAGATAACGTAGAAGCCTATACCTCACAACTCCACCGCTACTACCACGTAACCGACACCCGTTTCGCTATCATCACCAACGGCATAATATACAATTTCTTTACCGACCTCGAAAAACCAAACGTAATGGATAATAATCCATTCCTAACCGTCAATTTAGCCAACCTAAAAGACAGCACCATTAAGGAACTTGTGAAGTTTTCTAAAGCGACCTTCAGCCTCGATAACATCTTAGAAAGTGCTGAAGCCCTCAAGTATGTACGTGCATTTCGTAATGAGTTTGAAAAAGAAATACAAGAGCCTTCCGATGACTTCATTAAGCTGCTGGCACGCCGTTTCTTTGAAAAGCAAATCAACGCCAATCGCCTCGAAACATTTAGCGGATACCTTAAGCGAGCGATGACCTCCTATTTCAATGACACCATCAATGCCCGTCTAAAAACCGCCTTAAATATAGAAGAAACTAAGCAACCAACATCAGCCGAAACCACTCCACAAGGTCCAGAAGAATCCGAAGAAATCAAGATAGTAACTACCGAAGAAGAGATTGAAGCCTATCAAATAGTAAAAGCCATATTGCGTGAAAGGCTACCCGCCCACCGAATAGCCTATCGTGATACCATATCCTATTTTGGTATATTATTAGACGACAATAATCGCAAGCCCATTTGTCGGCTACATTTCAATGGCAACAAAAAATACATAGAGTTTTTTGACAAAGGCAAAGACAGTTCCGAGCGCGTTCAAATAGATGACTTAGACAATATCTACACCTATAAAGAAAGGCTACTAAGCACACTTGATAATTATTAGGAGAATACTAAAAATGAACCAATAATGAGCCAAAAAGCATTGATTTCAATTGTAAAATATTGAAATACAAATACTTCCACACTTTAAATGGTATTCAGAACGTTTATCACACTATGAAGGAATCAGAAGAATAAGTCTATTATAGTTGACTATTCATCAAAAAAAGAGAATGTTTAAACCAAGCATTCTCTTTTCCTTTTGTAAGCAAAAATAAAAAACTTTGCCAAAGTCTTAAACTTTAGCAAAGTTAATTACATTGTTATCTACGTTTTATTACTAATTGCTTGTAATTTGTTCAAAATTGCGCTTTACAAAGTCGGAAAGTTCTTTGCCTTTTAGCAAACCTTGTGATAAACGAGCTAAATCAAAGGCTTGTTTTATAAGCGCTTCTTTATCAGCCTCTGCTGGGGCAGCTAATATTGCATCTGCTAAGGGAGAATTACTATTCACCACCACGTGATATATTTCAGGCAAGCCCATAGCCATCATACCGCCACCTGTAGCACTCATTTCCTTCATACGGCGCATAAACTCAGGCTGATTGATAACAAAAGGCACATCATCACTACCCAAATCTTCCAACTGCACCATATATCCTTCTTTAGGCACTACTTTTTCTATCTCAGCTTTTAGCGTTTGTTTCTCTTCCTCGCTATGTTTAGCAATTATAGGCTCGTCTTTTTCAATAAGCTTTGTTATAGGAGCAGCATCTACGCGAGCAAAAGTAAGTCCCTCATTATCCCCTTCTAATTTTTGTATTAAATGCGGTACAATAGGACTATCCAATAGCAGTACTTGGTAGCCTTTTGCTGTAGCTTCTTCTATAGCAGCATATTGTTGTTCCTTATTTTGGGCATAAAGCACCACTATTTTACCATTTTTGTCTGTTTGAAGCGACTGAATTGCTTCTTTTAGTTCGGTAAGTGTATAGTATTTGCCATCTACAGTAGGATATAGCACAAAATCGGCTGCTTTTTCATAGAATTTATCATCGGTGAGCATACCATATTCTAATACCACCTTAATATCATTCCATTTTTGCTGAAAATCCTCACGATTATTAGTAAAAAGCTGTTTAAGTTTATCGGCAACCTTACGCGTAATATAGGCACCTATTTTCTTCACATTGCCATCAGCCTGCAAGTAAGAGCGTGATACGTTTAGCGGAATATCAGGAGAGTCTATTACCCCTTTGAGCATCGTCAAAAAGTCAGGGACAATACCTTCTACATTATCGGTTACAAACACTTGGTTTTGGTAAAGCTGAATGCGGTCTTTTTGCAATTGTATATCTCCGCTAAGCTTTGGAAAATACAAAATACCAGTAAGGTTAAACGGATAATCTACATTCAGGTGAATGTAAAACAGCGGTTCATCGAACTGCATAGGGTACAAACTATGGTAAAACTCCCTATAATCCTCATCGGTAAGGTCGGCAGGTTTTTTAGTCCACGCAGGGTGAGTATCGTTGATGATATTATCTACCGTAACGTATTCCGTTTTGTAGTCCTCAGTAGCATTTTCAGGGCGAGGCAAAGCCTCTTGTTTAGTACCAAACTTAATAGGCACAGGCATAAAACGATTGTATTTGCGCAAGAGCTCGCCTATGCGATACTCTTCTAAAAACTCAAGCGAATCATCATTGATGTGCAGTATAATTTCAGTACCACGTTCTGTACGTAAGGTAGTTTCTTCTAAAGAATACTCTGGACTACCATCACACACCCAACGCACAGCAGGTGCATCGGTATATGATTTGGTTATGATTTCCACCTCGTTAGCCACCATAAAAGCCGAGTAGAACCCAAGCCCAAAATGACCAATTACCCCAGCATCTTTAGCCGTATCTTTATATTTTTCTAAAAACTCTTCAGCTCCCGAAAAAGCAATCTGATTAATATACTTTTCCACTTCTTCGGAAGTCATACCAATCCCTTGGTCGGTGATATGTAAAGTCTTAGCATCTTTGTTTATTTTCACCTCAATCAGCGGATTGCCATAATCTACCTTAGCCTCACCAATACTGCAAAGGTGTTTCAGCTTCAAAGTAGCATCAGTAGCGTTGGATACAAGCTCACGCAAAAATATTTCGTGATCGCTATACAAGAATTTTTTAATTAGCGGAAAGATATTTTCCACCGAAACGTTTATATTACCTTTCAT